ATTAATAAGGCGTTTTCTGACCCATCATTATTTAATTTAAAGCATATTATAGTTTCAGGAAGTAATATACATGGTGAAGGAGAACATAAAATATTTAAGTATATAAGAGATTATCCTACTTTTCATAATGATGTTAATACTATTATTTATGGATTAGATGCTGACCTTATTATGCTTTCTATAAATCATTTACCAATAACGAGAAATATTTATTTATTTAGAGAAACACCTGAATTTATTAAGTCTATTAATTCTGAGCTTGAACCAAACGAATCATACGTTTTAGACATTCCTGAATTAGCTGACGCTATAACATTAGACATGAATAATGAAGAGAAATTAACATCTGAGCAACAAAAGAACCGCATTTATGATTACATATTTTTATGTTTTTTCTTGGGAAATGATTTCATGCCACATTTTCCTGCTGTAAATATTAGAACAGGAGGGGTCGATAAAATGCTACAGGCTTATAAGGCTACAATTGGTAATACAAATGAAAATTTAACTGATGGTAAAATTATTTATTGGAAAAATGTAAGAAAATTGGTTGAATTTCTAGCTAGGAATGAGTTAGATTTTTTAAAACAAGAACATAAAATTCGTGACAGAAAGGAAAGAAATAAGTTACCAGACATTACTCCTCAGGATAAGATGAATAATTTTATAAATATTCCTACTTACGAACGCTCTGTAGAAAAATTCATCAATCCATATAAAGATAACTGGCAAAAAAGATATTACAAAACACTTTTTGACATTGAAATAAATGAAGAAAGGTGTAAGCAAATTAGCACCAATTATTTAGAGGGATTAGAATGGACTATGAAATATTATACTACAGGATGCCCTCATTGGAGATGGTGTTATAATTACAACTATCCACCTCTTTTACAAGACCTTATTCATTTTATACCATATTTTAATACTGAATTTGTAGAAAATAAGGTTGAAAATCCTGTTTCGGAACTTGTCCAGTTATGTTATGTAATGCCAAGACAAAGTTTAGAATTTTTGCCAGAAAAATTATATAAAGCATTAATTAAACATAAATTGGACCAATACAGAACTGATTGTGATTTTTCATGGGCTTATTGTAAATATTTTTGGGAATGTCACCCAAATCTGCCTCATATAGATGTAAACGAATTAGAACGATTTGTAAATATTAATAAGTAAAAGTTAATTTATATCTATCTACATCATGTAGTTTAGTTCTATGGCTTAAAAACTCAAAGTATTTTTTAGCAAGCTTATATTGCTGAGGTTTTTTATCTTTAAGCACTTCAAGTCTTACTTTCATAATCATACCAACTTGCCATATTCTTTTATGTGAGTATTTTTTATGTTTATATAATCTTTCTAATTTGGTAATAGTTTTCTTAACGTCATCAGTTGTAGTATATTTAATATGAATTGTATCTTTTGGATTTTTATCAATATAAACATCAAAAGATTTTTTTGGATTACGAGGATTAAATAGAAATTGTTTTTTGGTCTTAGATTTATTAGTTGTTTTATTTCTTTTAGTTTTCATAATATAATTAAATATTTTATTATAGTTTAAGCTTCTTTAAGTTGTAAAAATATATATTTAAAAACTTAACTTAAAGGCTGGAATACTACATGATGAAGGGAATTTCTTAGTTTTCTGAAAAAAAGGTCTATTTTTTTTCCCTACACATGAAGAGAAAAGAAAGACTTTCAAAAAATGAAAAGTGTTTTAGCTTTTTCAAAATGGACAAAAAAAATGTCCAAATTTTATTTTCCCGGATATTTTATGCAAAAGTCGTGAATTGTGACGATAAAAAAATTTTAGCGTCTCATAACAAAAAAAATAATTATAAAATTGTGACGATAATTTTCAAATTCAAAAATTGGACATTTTTAAATTTGTCCATGTTTTGTCAATATTTGGCAATGATTTCCATCGCAAAAATCGCAAAAAAATATACTATGAAATTGTAGGTTCTAATTATTACCATATTTGATGTTAAAATATTTTTATATTTTTTAAAAATTGTGATTGTTGCGATTTTTTCCATTGCGATTGACGACTTTTCAATCCATTTGCGACAAATCGCAAAGCCATTTTTTATAACCGATATATCAAGTGTATTTCAATATTATTTTACTAAAAATACATTTTATAGTGTCGTCTTTAAGTAGGTTTTAGAATTTATTATATTTTTATTAAATATTTAAATATTAAATATTAACATTATTTAGGCAATAATGGAAATCGCAAAAAACGCAAAACCTTGTTTTGAATGTGAAAAATGTAATTATATTACGAATAATAGATTTGATTTCAAAAAACATTGTCAAACTATAAAACATAATCAAGAAATTATAAACGATTTGTCAATCGACATTGAAAAATCGCAATATAAAAAATATTTTTGTCCAAAATGTAATAAAAGTTATAAAGATAATTCTGGATTATGGAAACATAAAAAAAATTGTAAAAAAATATTTGAAGAAATTGATGAAGATACTATAACTTCAAATACTAATGTTCAAAACTTATCAAGCCAAATCACACCTGAACTTATTTTAAGTGTCTTGGAACAAAATAAAGAACTAACCAATTTAGTTGTTGAACAAAATAAGACGATAATGGAGTTGGCAAAGAATGGACAAGGTAATACTATTAGTAATAACAATATTAATAGCAATAATAAAACATTCAATTTACAACTTTTCTTAAATGAAACATGTAAAGATGCCATGAATATTACTGATTTTGTTGATTCTCTCAAACTTCAATTATCTGATTTAGAAAGTGTAGGTAAACTTGGATTTGTTGAAGGTATTTCTAGTATAATTGTGAAAAATCTACAAGCTCTTGATGTCCATAAACGTCCAGTACATTGTGCTGACAAAAAACGCGAAGTTCTTTATATTAAAGATGAAGACAAATGGGAAAAAGAAGATGAAGAAAGAAATAAAATGCGCAAGGTTATTAAAAATGTCGCCTATAAAAACGAAAGATTACTACAAAAATATAAAGAGGTTCATCCAGGTTGTAATTTTAGTGAATCAAAATATTCTGATCAATATAGCAAATTAGTAATTGAGGCTATGGGAGGAGCCGGTAATAATGATGTTGAAAAAGAAGATAAAATAATTCAAAAAATAGCAAAAGAAGTTGTAATTGATAAAAAAATTCAATGTAATGATTAATTTAGAAATGAATTTAAAATTTAAAAAACTAATATTATACATATTTATGTCAAAACAAGTTATTAGTGAAATAGCTAACCGAGATGCTTTTTTTCTTTTATTACAAAATAATCCAGGACTTATTATAATTAAATTGGGAGCAACATGGTGTGGACCTTGTAAAGTAATTGAAAAACCTGTTCATGGCTTTTTTGCTTCATCTCCACCAGAAGTAGTTTGTGCTGATATTGATGTTGATAAATCATTTGATTTTTATTCATTTTTAAAGTCTAAGAAGATGGTTAATGGCATTCCAGTATTATTGTGTTATAAAAAAGGAAACGCAACTTATATTCCAGATGATAGTATAACAGGTTCTGACCCAAATGGTCTACACCAATTTTTTACAAGATGTGGCGTTCATTTAACTGATGTTTTAACTAGATATCCAGGAAAACAACGATAAATAAATAAAATTGAATTATAAATTTCTCTCAATTTATAATCCAATAAACAATCAAAATGAGTAATGAAAGTGAAACATTATATAATGCAGTTAGAAATTCAGATAAACTTTTATTAACACCATCAGAAGATAAATATATGTTAGGATGTTGTATAAGCGAGAAATGGTGTTTTCATCATACAGGGATAGCTTCTATAAGAGAATATGATAAAAATATAAATAATTGTTGTGTATGTTTAGATTGTTGTACATGGTGTTTAGAATTTCGAAGACAAAAAATGTCGATATGTTCAAAACAAACTAATTGTTATTTATGTTGTTGTGTAATTTATTTTACATAGAGTAGAAAAAATATATTATAATAATATAATATATGAAATTAGCTAATCTACAAAATCTATTTATACTTTTTTTTATTCTAATTGTATTAGGATTTTTCTACAGAAGATTTGAAGACAAACGTATGAGAGAAGAAAATAAAGACAATTATGAGGCTATCCAAAAGTATTTGCTTGACGACGTAACTTTAGGTAAGAGTAAAAAACCTATATTGTGGATTCATGTTCCTTATGAATATAATTCAAGAAAATGGTTAAGTTTTGGTTCTAGAAGCTCATTTGATTTAAATCAACCATATTTATATTTAACAGTTAGAAGTATAATTAAACATTGTGATAAATCATTTACAATTTGTATTTTTGACGATAATTCATTTCAAAAACTTATACCAGGATGGAATATTGATATGACAAGATTATCTGACCCAATATTGTCTAATATGAGAACATTAGGAATGATGAAACTATTATACATTTATGGTGGTATGATGTGTCCAATTTCATTTTTATGTATGAGGGATTTATCTGGATTATACGCAAAAGGAATTAGAGGAAATAAAATGTTTGTTTGTGAAACAATTGACCGAAATTCAACATCTGTAAGAATGAATTTTTATCCAAGCACATCATTTTGTGGTGCTCCAAAAGAGTGTGAAATGGTAGCAAAATTATGTAACTATATTCAAGCTGTCTCATCTAATGACCATACAGCAGAATCAAAATTCTTAGGTCAATATGATAGATGGTGTATGAAAAATGTTGAAGAAGGCAGGATTAATTTAATTGATGGTATTGAAATTGGAACAAAAACAATTGATGATAAACAAATAATTTTGGATGATTTAATGTCTAATCACTATTTAGATTTATATAAGGGAACATATGGCATTTTGATACCATCAAATGAATTATTAAGTCGTTTACAATATGGTTGGTTTGTTAGAAGCTCACCCAGACAGGTATTAGAATCAGATACCATTATTGGTAATTATTTACTTCTCTCTATTGGTCCAGAACAAGAAGCGGGAATTTTGGAACCATTAGAAGTGAAACCTAATTGGGTAAATTTTTGGAAGACACCTTTATATCCTGGTTTATGGGGATTAAAACCTTATGGACTTGGAAATAACATGACGAAAGTTACTTATACTGGTCGTTAAATTATTTTATAAACTGATTTAAAAACATTATAACAATTAAAGTATACAATGAGCGGATTTACAAGCAGTGATTGTTTAGTATTAAAATTAGAAGAGGTTGAGGTAGAAAGTAACCAAATTGATACTACTTTATATGTTTTGTATGACAAAAGAAGACATAGATATTTGGTACGAGGACAACGCAGATGGACACGAATGTTCCAATCTTGTCAATATTCATTTGAATGTGAATTTGAACATGAATTAGCAAATTTTATTCAGTATGTAATTTGTCCACATAATAAAGTAAACGAAGTATTGTATAATTATGACAATCTTTCTGAGAACCCAAATGAAATAACATATGATTTTTTACATGACTATGACCATAGTGATTACGAGATTTCGGGATATAATCATAAAAAGTTAAGAAGAAAGCGACTTTTACGAAATTTAAGAATGTTAAGAAACATTTTTAACTACTATTAGTTAATTTCTTACATTATATTATAAATGAGTTTTGATGAAAATGCATTTATGATAGCAGCATCAGCGATAGCTATATTTGGTGTAGGTTTATATATATGGGATACAAGAAAAGAAAGTGTTGTAAACACTTATAATCAATATAGACAAGTTGGCGGGTCAATAAAACATAGAAAAAAAGCACACAAAAAAACAAGAAAACACAATTAATTAGTTTAAAATATAATAATTAAATTACTTATTATATTATAATTATGAATGATTCAATGTCCGTTCTTTTAGCAACAACCATTTTAGCTCTGGGTGGTTTAGGTCTTTATATGTATAAGTCATCAGATGATAAACAAAAAGGGGGCGATGACGACTATAATGAAGATAGTATTTTTGGTGGAAATTTTTGGGGTTCATCTGGTGAACAACATGACGATGAAGAATCTATAGATGAAAATTTAGAAGACGATTATAAACCACGTAGAAAAAATGTTAAAACACAAAAAAATAGAAAAACATCAGGAACTTCTAAACGTAGATATTAATAATATATATAATACACTATGTCATAAACAGATTTATCATATTTAATTTGAGATGTATATGTAATTTTATTATAATTACATATTTGTCTTAGAACAGTAACAAAACTATTATAAGTTATTTTTTTTTCTAAATATTTACGTTTAGATAAATGATAATATGGTGTACATTTTATAAAAAACTCTTGAATTTCTTGATTATATATTCCCTTTTTAAAAGAATCTTTATTCAAGGTATA